GGGATGTATGCGCTGCTTGTTGCAGAGCAGGATGAAAGCATCGGATACCGTCCGCGTATTCTGGCCGCGCCGGAGCTGGACACGGAGGCGGTAACAAAATCCCTGTGCGTGATTGCAGGTAAACTGCGCGCGTTTGTGTATGCCTCATGTCACGGCTGTAACACGATGGCTGAGGCGATTACCTACCGCCAGAAATTCAACGAACGTGAGGTGATGCTCTTATGGCCGGACTTCATCGCCTACAACCCGAAAAGTGGCAAAAACGAAACGTTCCCCGCGCCTGCCTATGCGTGCGGCCTTCGTGCGTACATTGACCATGAGCAGGGGTGGCACAAATCACTGTCCAACGTTCCGGTTAAAAATGTGCTGGGGATGTCGAGGCAAGTGTTCTGGTCGTTGCAGGCCGAAGACAGCGATGCCAACAGCCTCAACAACAAAGAAATCACGACCATTATTCGTCGCAACGGGTTCCGCTTCTGGGGCAACCGCACACCGGAAACGAACGCCTACATCTTTGAGGTGTATACCCGAACCGCACAGGTGCTGGCTGATTCAATTGCGGAAGCGCAGTTTGAAACCATCGACAGTCCACTGACGCCTGCGAACGTGAAGGATGTTATCAGTGCCATCAGGGCAAAACTGGATTCACTGGTTACTGCCGGGAAACTGATTGGTGCGGAGTGCTGGTATGACGTGGTGGATAACGGCACCACGGATTTACGTCAGGGACGTGTGCGTATTCGCTACAAATATACGCCTGTTCCGCCGCTGGAAGACATGGAGCTTTACCAGACGTTTACCGATGAATTCTTTGGTCCCGCATTTGCGGTGCTGGGAGGTGCCTGATGGCTGTGCCAAAACATCTTCGCTTTTTTACGCTGTTTGTGGATGGTGAAAACGAAGTGGGTAAGGTGACGTCCGTCACTTTGCCTAAGCTGACGCGCAAAACCGACAGCTACCGGGGTGGTGGCATGATGGGAGCGGTAAGTATTGATCTCGGCCTGGATGACTCCGCGCTTGATGCGAGCTTTGTCATGGGGGGAGCTGTTCGTGCGCTGTTCCTTAAATATGGCGGCACGATTGACGGCACGCTGCTGCGTTTTGCGGGTGAATACTACACCGATGCAGAAAGCGATCTGTATGAAATCGAGATGCGCGGGCGTGTGACGGAAATTGATATGGGGGAAGCCAAACAGGGCGAAGCCACATCACACACTTACGCTGTCAAAAACACCTACTACAAGCTGAGCGTTAACGATCGCCCGCTGTGGGAAATCGACCTGTTGAACCACATCTACCGGAAGGACGGCAAGGACATTGTGCCTGACCGTATCCGTTCCGCGCTTGGGCTTGGCTGATAAGTAATATGCAGGCGGCGCAGTGCGTCGCCTCTGACTGAAAAGGAGACAACTGATGAAAGACATCGATACTGAAACCCGGAATAACACCGTGGCGGATGATGTGACGGCAGGTGAGGATATGGCTGTCGAACGTGGCGTAAAACTGACCCGACCAATTGAGCGTGGTGGCGAAAAAATCACGTATGTGGAGATCACCGGGGCTATTGAGCAGGCTGGATCCCTGCGTGGTCTGTCGCTGTCTGATGTGCTGAATCTGAAAGCGGATACCATGTTTATGCTGTTGCCTCGCGTGACCTCGCCACGACTGGATGAAGTGATGATTAAAAAAATGTCGTCACGCGATTTTATTCAGTTGTGCGCTGTGGCTGTAAATTTTATGAGCGAGCCAGACTCTGGCGCGAAGAGCGTGCAGGAGACGGCAGCGTAATCACCCTGGTGTGCTTTGAGCACATCGAAGATCTGGTGGCGGATATTGCCGCCATTTTTAACTGGTCGCCCGCCGAAATCTTCATGATGACGCCCGGCGAAGTGGTTAGCTGGCGCGAGCGGGCGGCACTTCGCAGCGGGAATGCAGATAATGAAGACTCTTGATATCCGGGTCGCTTTCAGCGCCGTTGACAGGCTGACCCGGCCTGCCGAAAACGCCCGCCGCCTGATGGGGCAGTTTGGTGACTCCATCCAGCGAACGCAGGGGGCGATTAAAAATCTCGAGCGTCAGGCGCGTTCATTTGAGCGCGCCCGTGACGCTGTCAGTAAAGCGGATGCTGGCATCGTGAAAGCACGACGCCAGCTTAACGCCCTTAATCAGTTACAACGTACGGGTACAGTGCTCAGCGAAAAACAACAAAAGCTGATGCAGCAGTTAAGCACCCGGCTTGAACGCCTGAATGAATCGCGCACACGGGAAATTCAAAAAATGCGGGAGCTTGGCGGAGAGCTGAAACGCCACGGCATTTCCCTGACAGGCAGCGATAACACCATCCAGCAGGCCATCAGACGCACCGAACAGTACAACAACCAGCTTGAACGCGAACGGCAGGCGCTTGCGCGTGTAACGCGGGCGCGTGAGCGGTATTCGCGCGCGCAGGAAACAGCGGGAAAACTGAAAACAGGTGGTGCACTGGCAATTGGTGCGGCAGCGGCGGGCGGCTATGCTGCCGGGCGTTTTTTGCAGCCTGCGATCGGGTTCGGCAAAGAGATGTCCCGCGTTCAGGCACTGACGCGAATCGACAAAAACAGCCCGCAGTTTAAGGCGCTGCGTGAGCAGGCGTTAAAACTTGGATCTGAAACACCGTTTACTGCGAGTGATGCCGCCAGTGGGCAGAGCTTTCTGGCAATGGCTGGTTTTACTCCGCAGGCCATTCAGGCCGCATTGCCCGGTGTTCTTAATATGGCGCTGGCAGGTGGCGTCGAACTCGGCGAGACGGCTGATATAGGCTCCAATATCCTCACACAGTTCAACCTGACAGCCGATCAAATGGACCGGGTTGGCGATACGCTGACAGCGGCATTCACCCGGACCAATACTGATTTACGCGCGCTGGGCGAAACCATGAAGTATACCGGTCCGGTTGCCGCAAAACTTGGTATCAGTCTTGAAGAAGCGGCAGCCATGGCCGGGATGCTTGCCAGTAATGGTCTTCGTGGAAGCGATGCTGGTACGGCCATGCGCGCAAGTCTGTCCCGCCTTGCATCACCGCCAAAAGCTGCGGCTGATGCGCTGAAAGAGCTGGGGGTGTCAGTTGCTGACGCCAGGGGCAAAATGCGCCCGATGGAGGATGTGCTGCTTGATCTCTATAAGGCGACACAAAAATACGGACAGGTGGACCAGGTTTCCTTCTTCAAGGACATCGCCGGAGAAGAGGCGTTCGTTGGTTTGCAGACGCTTGTTGCGGCGGCTGGTTCAGGAGAGCTGCAAAAACTGACCAGAGAATTGCAGGGGGCAAGGGGAGAGGTCGATCGCGTCGCAAAAGTAATGGCCGATAATCTTGATGGGGACCTGAAAAATCTCGACAGCGCATGGGAAGGTCTTCGTATTCGCATCAGTGATCTGGTTGACGGTCCGCTGCGTTCTGTCACGCAGTGGCTCACGCGGGTGCTTGAAAAAATCACCTCGCTGGCGCAGGCCCATCCGGTACTGACACGCCAGCTACTGATAGCAGGCGGTGCGTTGCTGGCAATGACTGCAACGATTCGCTCGTTGTCGCTGGTTATTGGGGTGCTTTACGGAAAGCTGGCCACCCTGCGTCTTGGTTTTGACATTCTTACCCGGTCAATGAATGTCGTCAGGGTGTTGCCTGCGCTGTGGGGAATGCTGACGGGTTCCGTTTCTTTGCTGGGAGGCGCTATCGGGGCGCTGTTCAGTCCGGTTGGTCTTATCGTGGCTGCGCTTGCCGGAGCTGCCGTTCTTATCTGGAAATACTGGGATCCCATCAGGGCATTTTTTGCCGGGGTGTTCAGCGGGATTATGGAAAGGCTGACCCCGTTGCGCGAAACCTTTGAACGGTTTGGCCCTGTTTTTGACGCAATCGGAAGCGGGATCAGCCAGGTGTTTAACTGGTTTAAATCGCTGCTGTCACCGATGGAGTCCAGCAAGGAAACGCTGGATAAATGTACCAGTGCTGGCGAGATATTCGGTAACGTTCTTGGCGGTGCGTTACAACTTGTTCTGACACCTGCAAAAATGCTACTGGATACGCTGGCGTGGATACTTGAAAAACTTGGCGTCCTTCCGGATGAAGCTGAAAGGGCGCGCAAGAAAATCGAAGACGCACAGCGTGCGGCCATTCTTCGGGACAAGGTTGCCTTACTTCAGGGGGACCTGGCGAAAATCAATCCGCCGAAGCCTGTGGAAAATGGCAATGGCACCGGAGGTGATAAACCCAAAGACAACAAACCGCTCACAGACAGCAATACCGGGACGCTACGCAGACTCAGCAAAATTGCTGATAACACAGGTAAGCTGGTTGATGAGACGAAAAAACGCATTTGGCCCCCGGCGATATTGTCTTTAAGAACCTGCCCCGCGCACTTGCTGTTCGTGGGGAGTGGCAGGAGCGGAAGATTGCGCAGGTCAGTAAGCCTGCCCCCGCAATTAATATCACCCCCGTGGTCCCGGCACCGCTGCCTCCGGCGCTGGTCCCTGTTGTTGCGGCCAGCTCCCGCCCGGTGGCGGAGGCCATACGATCTCCAGTGGCATCAGTTCCTGTAACTTCCCGTAACCGGGAGCCTGTTGCCTCCGGATTTGGTGGTGAAATTCATGTTCATCTGCATAACGTTGTTACGCAGAATCCCCGCGAACTGGCGAAACTGGTCGGTGAAATGGTCAGGGCAGAAATGGAACGGCGTGCCCGTGCCGGGCGTGGCAGTTTTTACGATAAAGATTGAGGAGTCATGGCCATGATGATGATCTACGGCATGTTTGTTTTTGAGCTGCGCACGCTGCCGCATCAGCAGTTACAGCAAAACAAAAGCTGGCGGCATGTGAAAAATGAACGCGTTAACCGTTCAGCAAGCTGGCAGTATATCGGTGCAGGTGATGATCGCATCGTTCTTTCTGGTGTGCTTTATCCTGAAATTACAGGTGGCGAAGTGTCGCTGTCGCTGCTGACCACGCAGGCGTATACAGGACGACCCTGGCCTTTGATTGATGGCGTCGGGCAGATTTACGGCATGTATGTCCTGACTGAAACGAATACGACCCGCTCCGAGTTTGATCGCTACGGTAAGGCGAAAAAGATAGAATTTTCACTGACTCTTGAACGCTGTGATGAGGATTTGCGGGAGCGCCTGCAATCCTCATCGTTCAGCGATATGTTGTCCGGCTTCAAAGATAAGGTGACATCATCCCTTAATAGCGCGGCCAGCTCAGTTAAGGGGCTGCTCTGATTTAACGTATGTCGCCAATTTCCTGATGAAGGTGACTGGCGACTTGCTGTTGTATGTCCTTCTCAGAAAATTGTTTTTGAATAACAAATAACAGGATTTTATAATCTCTTAACCTTATAACATGTGTGGTCTGAAATAATAATTAAGGAGATTTTCGTGCTGTCTTACTTAATGGCAATTCACTTTGTTTTATTTGGGAACTCTACTAATTTAAAAAACTTCTGGAAACATGAAGTAATTCGGCGGAAACGTATGGATATCTGGAGGCTTTTAAGAGAGAAAAAGCAGCGTAACCGGAATTTCCTTTTCTGGTGGCGGTTGGCTAACGAAATGTATATTAATGGTAATAAATTACATAAAAAAGCAGCCAAAAAGTTAAACAGTAAAATAATTAACAAATTTGGTTGTGAAATAGGATTGGGAGCAAATATTGGAAAAGGGTTAACAATTCCCCATCATGCTGGAATTGTTGTTCATTTTGCTGTTGATGCAGGTGAAAATCTGGTATTACGACAGAATACTACGATTGGACAGATAGATGGTGACATACCTGGTTCAAGAGTAAAAATTGGTAGTAACGTTGATATCGGAGCTAATTGTTGCATCATTGGATTATCACGTAAAATCGGGGATAATGTAAAAATAGGCGCAATGTCTTTTATAAATAAAGATATACCATCGAACTGCACATATATAACTAAAAAGAGCGGTGTTGTATTGTATAAATAGAGCACATAAAGCCATCGATATTTCTATCGATGGCTTTTTCTTTTTATTGTGGGGCGACTGGCCACTCAATATCCGCTGCTACTGTTGTATCAACACGATTCAACAATACCCGATATGTCTTCCATGCAGCCAGTAACGATGCCTCTTCTTCCGTCGCAATATCCAAATCTACAGCATCCTGAAGTGGCGCAATATGCTCGCTAGCTACCTGCATCAGGCTGTTTTTTGTTTCTTCCGCCTCCTGGCTCCGAAACAGTTTTTCTGCTTCTGCATCTTTCACCCAGGATGTACCGTTCCACTTCTGAAACTCCCCTTCCGGGGATAACCAGGTGACATTTTCCGGTAATGGGCCAAGTTCAGAAATAAATAACGCGTCGCCGGAAGCCACGTCATAGACGGTATAACCCCGATGGTCTTCAACGAGATGCCACGATGCCTCATCAGTGTTGAAAACAGCCACGAAGCCAGTCGGAATATCTGGCGGTGCAATATCGGTACTGTTTGCAGGTAGACCTGTATGAGGTGGAATATATGCGTCACCGTCACCAATAAATTCATTAGTTCCGGCCAGCAGATTATAAATTTTGAGGGTTCGTGATTGTTTACTCATTCTGAATGCCATTATGCAAGCCTCACAATATAGTTAAATGCGATGTTTTTGACGGTGTTTTCCGCGTTACCAGCAGCGTTTACGGTGATGGTGTGTCCATGTGAGCCAATCGCAACGGAGTGCGTGTGTGCACCAATACCGACAGTGTGCTGATGAGAACCAATACCTACAGTATGAGAATGTGAGCCAGAGGAACCTGTTGTTGCTGATGTATATTGAGTTGCCAGACGCCCAGATGTCAGTGGAATTTTCCCCCACTGGTTTGCACCATCTGATGTTGGTATTGAATGCGTGTGACTCCCGGCGTTACTGGTAGTTTTGGTCCCATAGTCAAATAGTGAGGTTGTTTTCGTCCCGTAATCAAACGACGATGTGGTTTTCGTACCCAAATCCGTACTGGATACGCTGGCGCTGTGGGTGTGCGATTTAATGCCGTCCTGTTCCTGAGACAATACGGCACGACCACTGGCGGGCTTGCCCTTAATCGTCCAGCCACGCATATCAGGGATCACGCCTGACGGATAAGCGGCTGCAAGTTTCGGGTAGGCAGATTTGTCAAAAGTCTGCCCCTGCATCAGGGCATAACCAGACGGAACGGTATCTGATGGCCACGGGATTGGTGCACCGACTGGATAAAACTCTGCAGGAGGATGAGCCGAGGTGTAAAGCTGCGCCCACGGCGACCAGTTTGCGTCGGTCGTATCCCGTCGTGAACGAATAAATGCCGGAGCATGAGCACCGCTTGTACCACTCCAGCCGATGAGTAACTCACCTTCGCCAACGGCTGTCATCCCTTTCAGGTGAATGATATTTCCATACGCTGTTGGATATCCGTTGTTATACACCTCGTATAACTCAAGACCTGTTGCCCCCTGCGTATTGTCTGTCAGCGCGGTTACCTGACCTTTTGAAGCCAGATTAACTGATGATACTGCTGTTCCACCTGACGGTAACGCCCCGATCTCTGATGCCGTTGGCTTATTTCTGGAGTTATAGTCCCTTCGCCAGCCAGGTGAATAATCTGTTCCGTGATTAATATAGGTAAACTGGGCGTTAGTTGTTCCACCACCAGTGGAGGTGGTCGGTGTGGTAATGCGGATCGTCATCGCTGACTTTATCCCCATTACTTCAATGACAGCTCCGGCGAGATGAATATTACCGCAGTCAGTATCAGTAATGATTTTATTATTGCCATAAGACCAGGAACCCTTGCACATCCAGTATGGATGGTTAAATGCTCCCTGAGAATCCAGCCACTCGATAAACTGTGCAGTCGTCCAGTTTCCTGTTGTTGTGCTTACTGACCCACCGAAGGCACGGCAGGCACCAATATTTTTCGTAAAGGTGTCTTTGCCAGGGATATCCGCACCGTTCTGATCTTTCTGCAGACGTTTCTCAGCATTGTCATAGGCTGTTTTTACTGCCTTTGGTGTCGCGGCAAGCGTTTCAGATGTGCTGTTGGTCGCGCTGCTTAGCTGGATTATCCCTTTCTGTGCTGTTGTTGCATCCTGTGCGGTGTATTTCCCGTTAGCCAGGTCATAGGCTGCCTTTACCGCCTTTGGTGTTGCCGCCAGCGTTTCTGAATCGCTGTTGGTGGCGCTACTGAGCTGGACAATGCCTTTTCGCGCTGTAGTGGCGTCCTGTGCGGTATATTTCCCGTTAGCAAGGTCATAGGCTGCCTTGACCGCTTTCGGCGTTGCGGCCAGTGCTTCAGACGTGCTGTTGGTGGCGCTACTGAGTTGAACAAAGCCTTTTGCGGTCAGCGAGGCGTCCGGGTGACGTCGTGACTGTTCATGTTCTTTCAGTTTGTCATTCACGTAATCCACTGTGGCCATAACCATGGTGTTATCCACGGTAAGCGCCACGGTGGCAGTGCTGGATACGGTCAGAATGGTGCGAAATGTTTGTGCACGTCCGGATCCTTCGGCAACGGCTGGCTTGTAACTTTCGGCAGTATTGCCCACCGCGATCAAATCGCCGTGCTCATCAAATACACCAATTTCCCGGATCCAGAATCCGCCCGTTTCAGGAGGAATAACCAGCTCCGCAATAATGCGGTTCTGATGTGTTGCGTCCAGGATGACGCGATTAACAGTATGTCGCCACACCTCATGCACCAGACGGGTCTGCTTACTGTCTGGTGTGGGCAACGTGCCGCCACCGTCGCCCACGGCCATGTGAGTCAGGTGGACAGGATTACCATCTGGCGCGGCTGCCTGAGCTAATTTTTTGGCACCAGTATCAGTGATAATGGTTTTAAATTTTCGTGTTGTGGTACTCATGCTTAATCGTCCGGATAAATGGTAATGACTTCACCGTCGTAAGTTGCTGCCGCCGCGAAAATATCCCCCGGGATCTCCTGAATGATATTCAGCCCTGTCATGTGGCGGCTGACCGGGCGGGCATCAGCAATCAACCGCTCCATTTCCAGATACATTTCCTCCGTCACGCCACTGTCCAGCGTGCCGACTTCAACGGTAAATGTTCCCGGTTCTCCGCCGAACTCCCACCACTCAGACACACGAATGAGGTATCCCAGCGGCTCAATGGCCCGGCGCAGTGCGCTGATGGTCCCTTTGTGTCGGTGTATCAGCCATGCATCACGAATAACCTGTCGCTTTGTCTCTTCCGGCCAGTTGCGATCCCAGCGGTCAACGGAAAATGCCCAGGCGAGATAAGGCAGCAGATGCACCGGGCAGGTGTCCGGCGACCACAGCGTGTTGAGGTCTACCGGAATGTCTGTAATGCGCGTTCCGACAGCTTCGGCACAACGCATGAAATTGCTGGCTGATGGCGGTAACAGTGAATTACTCATTACGCCCACCTTCGCTGATGGTGAATG